CTAACCCATCTTTCGCTTGAGCATCGTCAACGCTGGACTGCGCGTATTGGTTGCAGCAACACGGTTTGCATACTCAATCAACTTGGCCAGCTCCGCCGCCGAGTAGTGCGAGGTAACGCTTCCGTCGGTGTGGCCTAACAACGCCTTGCGATCTTCTTCGGGCACGTCAGCAGCACGAAGCCGACGGCCAAAGGTGTGTTTGAGATCATGCACACGGAGCCGCACGAAGCCCGGGTGCGCTGGCACTCCGTGCGCCTTCTTCCACTTCTCAGCGGCGCGCTTTCGCGCACTGCGCCACGCGGTGTCATTCATTCGATGCAGCGCGCGTTCCTCGTAAGGGAAGACCCACACAGGATCCAAGCCGCGCTGCTTGCGGATCACCGAACGCGCCACGTCGTTCAGCACGACAAGGCGCTCTTCTCTGTTCTTCACTCCTGAGTCATCGAAGCGTCCGCCGAATTCGGCCGGTATTAGAAAGACGCTCGCATCATTGAGCTCGGGCACCTTGATTTCCCATTCCCATCGGAGCTTGCAAACCTCCTGCTCGCGACATCCCGTGTTCACTTTGTACAGAGCCATGGCCAGAAGGTGGTCTGGCAATTCCTTGAACAGCAATGCCTGCTCCTCCCAGGAAAGCGGGTAGGGCTGTCGGCGTGATTTCTCGCTGAGCATTTCAATCATCGGCACTACACGAAGCCAGGGTTTGCGGTCTTCGTCGCGCCACTTTCTTGCGCAGACGTTTAGTACGCGCACGACGCGTTGCAGCGCTATGTTGATGGTCCTGGGCGCGCGGCCGAGTTCCAGTCGGTCCTCGATATAGGGCTGCAGGGCCTCGTCATCAACCTCGTCAAGATAGAGCTCGCCGATGTAGGGGTCGAGCTGCTTGAGGTAGATCGCGGTATGCCAGATTGACGGTTGCTGCGCATACTCCTTGAGGTAACGGGTAGCCGCATCGCGGAAGGTCCGTCGTTGGTCCGGCCGCGCGGTTTGGGCTACCTGGGCTTCGACGATGCGCGCGAGGAGGATTTGCTCCGCTTCTGCGCGCACGCTTGTTCCAGTGCTGCCTCGAATTCGGCCAAACCCCCGGACGACCTTGTCGATGTGCCAGATGCCGTCCTTGAGCGTGAGCCCGGTAATTGTTTTTTGCCCCATGGACTTGGTACTCCCTTGCTACGTTGGCGCTCGCTGCGGCTACGATCGTTGCCTGCGGGCGCAGCCTTGTCGATTTCCATACGCTCGGCATACTCGTCGGCGAAACGATCGAGGTCCTTGCGGTCGAAGGCAATTCCCTGTTTTCCAATACTGATTTCCCGAAGGAACGGCCGGGCTTCGGCGTCGAATACGCGTCGGCACATGCCCAGGTAGGCCGGTGCCTTGCCGACCCGAATGAAGCGGGGTGGGATATCGGGCATCTACTGCGCCCTCCTGAGCTCCGTCATCCATATTTGATGGCTCATTTCAGTCCCCAGCGCGCTGGACCAATCCAGCAAGCGTCAGCGCATCTTCTGTCCAGCACGGATACGCAGATTCGCCGCCAGCGCACGATTTCTGGCCATAAATCGCCCGCGTCTCCTGCGCGAGCTTCGTCAGGCGGGTGGCTGCTGCCTGCAGGTCGGGCGCGGGCAGTTGGGAAGTGAGTACGGCGCCCTGACTGAGCACGCCGGCTTGGCGTAGGTCGCTGTCCAAGCGGTCGATGACGTGTAAGGCGATGCGGAGGTCTTCGCGCTGCACCCGGCAGATTTCTGCCGCCTCGCCACGGACGCGGCCAGCGGCTGCTTCGCGCAGGCGCGCGATGGTCGTGTGAAAGCTCATGCTGCGAGTTCCCTCCAGGTGATGACGTTGCTTGCAGCATGCGTCAGGTGCGGCTGCACGGCGGCCGCCCGGGCAGCGACGGTGCGCATGGCTAGGTCGTAGCACATGGGGCGGCGGAGTACGGGACGGTAAGGTGGCGGAGTCACGCCGACGCGGCTGACGTCCAAGAAGCGTATGAAGAACGGCAGCAGGGCCGCGGGCACGGCGTCTGGTGCCGCCCAGCCCATGCGTTCGGCGATCAATTCGGCCATCTGGACGTTGCTGGTGGATGCCTTCAAAGGAACGCCAAGCAGGCGCAGCTGCTCGGCCGTCATGCGCCGCGCGGCCTGCATTTCCGAGGAATGGTGGCGGATGGTGGTCATGCCGCCTCCTTGAGCTTGGCCGGGCCGGAGTGGCCGTGCTCGATCCAGTGCACAGTGAAGGCGTCGGACGGCGCCGCCGGCGCGGTCTTGAGCGTGCCCAGCACCAGGATGGTGTTCATGTGGCCGTCGGCCGCCAGCGCGTCGACCAGCCCCAGCGCGTCGACGCGGCCGGCCATATCCAGGCAGTCGAAGCGGTCCAGGACCAGCAAGCGCAGGCGGGAGATTTCGGCCAGGGCAGCACCGACTAGCGCGTCCACGCGCCAGCGTTCGGACTCCGACAGCAGGCGGTAGGCGCGGCCTCCCCAGGTGATTCCCATGTCGGCGTCGATGGCCGGGGCGCGCCAGTTCGCCAGTTCGGCCAGGGCGACCAGCTTGTCGTTGAACGGCTGCAGAGCCTCGGCAAGGATTTCGCCCGGGATGCCGTCGGGCGACAGGGCGTCGCCGATCGCCAGCCAGGCCAGCACATCGCCGTGATAGCGCGTGGCGTTCGCGGTGCGTTCTGCGGCGTTGCTGGCGGCCTGCTTGGCATTCATCAGGGCCTGGACGCGGTCGTCGATCGCCTTGCGCTCGGCGCGCAGCGCTGTCACCTTGGCGCGGGCGGCTTCTACGTCGGCGGTTTGGATCTGTTCTGGTGTGGCATCGTCCTGCTGCCGAGCAGCAGCCGATTCGGCAGCAACGATGTCGCGGCGGTCGTTCTCCACGCTGCGGGCCATCAGGTCCCGAGCCCCAATGGCCTTGGGGAGGGCGGCAGAGGCTTCGGCGTCGCCCGTGGCGCCGATCTTCCCGTATTGGCGTTCGTAGACCGAGAGCACCTCCTTGATATCCAGGCCGATCCCAAAGGCCACATTCTTGGATGCCTCGGATTTCCAAAGCTGGGAGAGGCAGAACGCCAGATCGTGTACCAATCCCACGCGTGGGCCGGTGCCGGCCTTGGCCTGCAACGCTTCTACGTGGGCGGCCGCCTTGTCATATTCGGCCAGGTCGAACTCCAGTTTCTGGCGAAGCGCCGGCAACTGGGCGGCCTTGGCCTGGCGGGCCGCGACGTGGTCGCGCGCGACAGCATAGGCCGCCGCCTTTTGTTCCAGTGCGCCCAGCGCCTTGGTGTTCTGCTCCAGTTTGGCGTCCATGACCGCCAGCGCCGCGCGCTCACCCACCAGCGCGGCCTGGTCGAACGGCGTGACTTCCGCAACCCAGCCTTCGGCCTTCTGGCTTCCCCATTGTTCGCCGGTCGCAGCCTTCCATGCGCCCTTGGCCTCGGTGGCCTGTTGCTTCGCATATTCGGCTCCGGCCGCGAAGCCGCTACGCAAAATGGGCTTGATTCCAGGGACGAGGAGAGGGCTGCTGCCGCGGGCCAGCAGGCGCCGCTCGATCTCATCGGCTTTCACGTTCGTGCCGCTTAAGGCGAATAGCAGAGTACGGCGTTCGTCTGGCTTGGCGGCGGCGAAGCGCTCGGGCGCCAGGACGTAGGGCAGCGCCGGCGAGGACGGTATCAGGTTCTCGCCAGACTGCGTGCCCTTCGGCAGGCTGAAGCCGACTGTGCTGTCGTCCAAATGGAGCGTGACGGCGCCGACCTTCGCACCGTCCGTGACCAGCGCGCCGAATTCCTTCTTCAGGCCAACCCGCTCGGGCGTGCCCAGCAACGCCAGCCGCACGGCTTCGGCGATGCTGGACTTTCCCGCGCCATTCGCACCGGCGATCAGCGCCGCCGGCGTGCGCAGGTCCAGATCCACGGCATGCGCGCCTTGGAAGTTCTCGATTGTGATGCGGTTGATTTGCATGATTGCTTCCTCTTATTCCGGCGCGGCCATGCGGCGGCGGGGCGTGCCAGCCGGGCGCTGCTGCTGTTCGGCCTGCTGAGCGGCAACCATGGCGGCCCGGCGGTCCTGATAGATCTCGTGCAGGTGCGCGCGGATTCCCAGATCGTTGACGCCGTCGATGGAGTCGCTGGCCAGGTCCAGCACGTCGAGGGTCTTGGCATTGACGATCTGGTGTTCAACCGCTGCCGGGTCCAGTCCAGGATCCTCTGTTGTTGCACCAGTCTGCTCGGGTTGCTGACCGGAGGCGGGCCTTGCCAGGGTGGCAGGGGCGGCCGCTGCCGCGCCCTGCGCCGGGTTACCGGCCTCATCTTGCTCCATCGCGGCGTCGGGGCCGGCGGCCAGTTCGCGCGCTTCCAGGTCTGTCGTGTCGGCTGGAACGGCAGCGGACTGGCGCGGGGCGGGCTGTGCTGTGGCGCGCAAGTCGTCCACGTTGACGCTGATCGTGCCGTCGGGACCGGTGGTCGCTTCGATAATGTCCTGTGCTTCCTCGACTGATTGCAGGCCCATCAGCAGCTCAGGTGCGTACAGCTTGCCGAAAAAGCTGGCCGTGCGGTAGCGCAGCATGACTTCTTCCATGGTCTGCCACTTGCTGCCGGACTTGGTGTACCAGCCCTCCTTGACGGCCATTTCAATGGTTACCTTGGGGGATTCGAGGCGCTCGCCCGTTTCCTTCTCGACGGCCCACGCCACGCAAACCTTGTCCCGGATGGTGACGGTTCGGGTGCTTGTTTCGCGCTGGCCGTTGTTCCAGCTGATGGTGGTGTAGGAAACCTCCTTGTCACCCAGGTCTTGGATGTCGAAGCGCAGCGGCGAGAATCGGCCGCATCCGTTGATGGCGGCGATGATCCACTGTGACGACCAGGACGGCCGACCCTCAACGATGTAGAGGTTCTGCATGACCATCAGCGGGTCGGCACCCATGCGCTGCGCCATGTTGAGCGCGACAACAGAGTTGGCCAGTGCGTTCGGGTTCTCGCGGGATTCCTTGACGTTGCCGTAGCGGTCCAGTTTTTCGATTGTCTGACGATAGGCCACGGGCACTAGCGTGCTGCTGGAGAGCAGGCGCGCGGCGCGCTGCATAAGTTCGAAGCCCTGGAGGCTGCCGAAGCCGGGGGCGACAATGGGCATTTGCGACTCAGGCGAGGTGGCCCGCAGGCCTTGGACGGTGGTGGTCTGTGACATGGTTCAACCCTTGAATTTGCAGATGGAGTGGCGCGGGCAGTACTTGCCCGAGCAGAGGACGGACTTGGGGTTGCCGTAGAAGCTGCCGCTGTGCACCAGGCGGGAGGCGTGCTGCAGGAGGCCGGGGCTGTCGTCGGTGCCGACAAGAGCGTCGCGCGCGCCGGCGATCTCGCCAGTGCCGACGCGCTGCGCCGTGGCAGTCTTTCCGGTCTGCAGGCCGATGATCTGCGCGGGTGCGGTGATTTGTTCGCCGATGGCGTGCTGGGCGAGGATCTCGTAAACACCCATCTGCGGGCCGTGGCCGGCGGTCGTGACCGCACCGTCAGACCCGACGGCGCGGGCGCCGCTCTTGAGGTCAGCAATACCCAGCTCGCCGCTAGCGGTGCGCCGGACGCGGTCCGTCGTACCCGTGAGCGCGATACCCAGGTCGGAGATTTCCATGCGGTCGCACGTAAGCTCCACCGCAACGTAGTCCTGGAGCGGAGCGATTTGCGCGCAGTAGCGCGTGTGGAGCGCCAGGCCGATGCGCTCGGCATCCTTCGGGCTCGCGTCGTCCCACTCGACCTCCTCTTCGGTGCCGTATAGGGACTTCACGAACTCGCCGGCGGCGTCGTCGGGGGTGATGGGGCTGCCGTCCAGCTTGGCCTGGTCGAAAGCGGCCGTGCCGGCGTGGATGGCCGTACCCAGGCGCGCGGCGCCGGAGGAGGGCATCCGCATACCCAGCAGGTTCTTGGCTTCCCAGCGGGCAGGGCAGTCAAAGAGCTCGGCCAGACTGGACGCCCGGATCGGGATGATTCGTTGCATGGTGGGACTCCGGGATCAGTTGGGGGCGTGCGCCGCGGAGGCGGCGTGCGCGGAATAGGGGCTGGCGGCAAACGCCGGCGACGTGAAGCGTGCGTCGAGAGACGGACCCAGCACGCCCGTCATGGCGGCTAGGAACAACGCGCCGCCGACGGTGCCGACGAGATAGCTGACGGCGTCGAGGTCGCGGCCGGAGCGGCGCGCACGGCGCCACAGGATGCGGAGGCGGCGAGCGCTCATGCTTCCCTCGCGTAGTCGGAGTCCGGCACGATCACGACGTCACCGCGGATCTGGTGGGGGATGCTGCGGGCGTCCCGGTACAGGCGCGTGGCCGCCGGGTTGACGGGCAGGTCTTTCAGGATTCCTTCGTCGTCGACCAGCATCACGTGCACGCGGTCGGCGAGGCGCACGGTGTCCAGCGCGTCGGCGCCGATCATCTGGCAGACGTCCTGGATGGCGTGCGGCCCGTGCAGTTCGGTTTCGGCGCCGTCGGCGCGGATCAGCTTGCGGATGGCCTTCATGCCCGGCTTCCTTGCTCGGTGTCGAGGGCGGCCTGGGCGATCTGCGCCAGTTCGGTGTCGCGGTCCAGGTAACCGGTTGCGCCGCCCGCGACCTGCGCCAGGGCGCCGCGCAGCCGCGCATTGGTCAGGCGCAGCTGGTGGTTCTTCGCCTGCAGCAGGGCCTCGCCGATCATCTTGGGTTGGTCATGCTCGGACGCGACGAACGGGCGGCCCTGCAGCGCCGCCTCTGCGCGGCTGGCGATCCAGCGCAGGCGTCTCGTCTGCGAAGTGCTGGCGCGGGCCGTGCGCATGATGTGGTCGAGCGCGTCCTGCAGGACATCGCTCGTCCGCGGAAGTTGTTGGGGAGCGTTCATAGCTGGCGGTTCTCCATGGGTGGCACGCCGGCGCGGATCTGCCGGCTGGGCATGCAGTCGAAAGTGAGGCGGGTGGTGGGCGGGAAGACGGCGAGGACGTCGAGGCATTCGGCCTGGGTGGCGAAGCGCTCGATCACCATGACGGGCGGGCGGTCGTGGCCGGCGGGCAGGAATGCCAGCAGAACCCATAGCGTGGCGGCGGTCATGCTTCAGCCCTCCAGGGGTCGGTACGGCGGCGGTAGGCTGCGAACGCGTCGATAGCGCGGGCCATGGCGTAGACGACGGGGATGAGGAAGAGGGCGGCTATCATTTGTGCGGCCCCTTGCGACGCGTGAAAAGCGCGCGCAGTTCGGTGGCGAGAACGACCAGCCCGATGATGAGGAAACCGATCATTGGTCCTCCGCGCTTGCTTTGGTCGACAGGAGCGAGGCGCGGTCGGATTCGAAGGCAATGAAATCCAGATGCCCACGCACTTCTGGGTTGAAGGCGAAAAGCACCCCACTTTCGAACGACGAGACAAAGCGCAATCGATGGAGCGTGACCTCAGCCTTGGCCACTTCGACGGTCATCCACGCTCCTTTGCGTTCTGTGACTACGATGGAATGCTCTGGTGCGCGGTACTGGAGCATGGTCGGCGTCAACCTGCGCGCGATAACTTCAGCGATTCTTGTTGCGGCCCGGCGCGCCTGGATGGCGAGGTTCTTTTCAAATTGCGGAGGTCTGACGCCCCGTTTGCTCGCTTGCGATTCAGCGGTCAACGCTTCTTCAATCGACATGCCGCGGTGCAGCCGGTCGCGCAACGTCTTAATGTTGAATTTGCAGTTGAAAAGCACCTTCAAGTCCCGAAGGAAGCCGGTGACGCCAAATGCCGTGTATCGCCTGCCGTACTTTTCGCGGTTGATTTGTCGCCCGTTTTCAAGGCCGCGCATGATTGCTGCTTCTGCTTCTTTGCCATAGACACGGGCGCGTCCGCGCAAAGACTCATGGAGTGCTTTTCTTGCCAGACTCTGACCACCCTGGACAAACTGGATGTCATCCGCGTGCGCGGCATCGATCAGCCTGCGCAGCTTTCTGTTGGATACGCCCAGTAATTGGGCGGTGAATGTGAAGCTGTGCCCGCGCCGAGCATGCTCGCGTGCGCGCAAAATTTGGTCGGTGCTCATATCTGCGCCGTTCCGGTGTCGCGAACGGAGCGCTCCATCAACATGCGGGCGCGCTGCAGGAGCTGGGCGTGCAGCTCGGCGACGCCGTCGGCGCCAGCGCGCTGGTCAAAGGGCCACTGGCTCAGCGCGGAAAGCGCGACGCCGGCGGCAGCCTTGGGTGCTAGGTCGCACTGCAGCGTTTCAATCCACCAATCCAGGGGCTGGCCGAGAACACGGAAGGCTCGGCCGGCGAAGAGCTCGAATAGGGCGGTGAAGATCTGTTCGTCGGAGATCCGGGGTGTCCGCACGCTTCCCTCGCGCGGGAAACGGCCGTGGTCCGCGGTGCGGCTGGGGTCATCGCGACGGGCGACGTCTGACGGCGTGGTGAGGGCTTGCATTCGTTCTCCCATGTGGTTGCCCGGGGGGCATATCGATCTCATGGGATGGAAGTATCGGCTAATCGATATTTGGAGTCAATCGAAAAATCGATATTTGAAGGAAACGACGCTGAGAAATGAAAAAGCCGCCTCGTGGGCGGCGTGAAATGCAGAAAGTACCTACCGCGCTTAGGCGCGGTAGTTCAACTAGGGGAGGGGGAGAGCCAACACGGGAGCCTTGCCTTGATTGATGGCCGCACTTACCGAGACATCGGACAACCTGACCGTGAAGGCACGATCCTTTTGCGAGGTGAACTGATCAAAGACGGCGGGCTGCTCATCGACGTAGGACGCTAGGGCTGTGAACGGGAAGTCCTTGCCCGAGTCGTTAACAACCTTCACCGCGATTTTCATGTCGAGTGACGGAGCGGACGCCTTTGCACGTGCTGCCTTAATTTTTGCTGTTAGCGCTTTCGGTACAGAGACAGCCAGCAGTATGTTCTCGTCCGAAATAAGGTTGATTTGATCCGGGGACGCAAGTTGTCCGCCCGTGTTCTTGGCTAGGGTGACGGGGACTGTAAAACGTGCAAATGAGTCGAACTCTTTGCGGAAACACTCGACAAACTCGGAGCCCGAGAAAATTGTAGGGACCAATTCCCGTACTTGGATGAGCGAGGAGGAGGGGACCCTTGAGTCCTTGTGGTCTGAACAGCCGGCCACCTCCACGTATAGGTTAGAAGAAATAGATCTGGTCGGCCCGTTGAGCAGTTCGCTCAGTTTCACCTCACTTTCGACCGAGGTTTTGCAGCCGGTAGCGGTTAGCGCCACGCCTATAACAATCAGCAGTTTCGATATCCGCATGCCTACTCCGTATCGTCCGACGTAAGCCCGCTCGCCGGTTTCGTTGTATTTTTCAAACTTGCGAACCACCGCCCTACAGGTCGCGGTGCTTGCTCGGCATCAGGACTGAGCTGATTGCATGCACCGACGTGACGTCGGTCGAGGGTAGGGTTAGGCGAGTGCCCCCGTTTACTGACTGGACGGCGATCGAGTCGGATCCCATGAAGAGGAACTCTTTGACCATCTTCCGTCCGTCATCAAGCAGTATGGCGACGTACTCTCCAGCCATCGGCGTACCATTTGGTTCCACGACCACATACCATCCGTCCCGGATTGCGGGAAACATGCTATCGCCCCGAACTCGAAGGGCATAAGCGTCGGGGTCGGACGAGTGGGCCTCAACATATCCATTGGAGCCCAAGGTCTGCACCTCTTCGTACCAACCGTTCTCGCCGAGCTTGGCATAGCCCGCGACAGGGATTGTTGAAGCGGGAGCACGGGCTATTACGTCGGGGGCCGACGCCACAGGCAGAGGATCGCCTTCGCCGTCCGCGAGCCAGCGTGCGTTGACCCCATATGCGTGGGCCAACCTTGCAGTGTAGGTTGACGACGTCGAGCCATCGTTTTCGAGGTCCGACAACGTTCCTTGGCTCATTCCCGCTTTGGCGGCCGCTTGCTTTTGAGTGAGCGAAGCAGCTGTCCTGGCGAGCTTCAAGCGCCCGCCAAACGTGGAGGGCTTTTTCTCGCCGAGCAGTAGGAGTAGTCGCATATCGGAATTCTGATCGCGATCGGAAACGATTTATCGATTGCCCGAATATCGATTTATCGATATTATCCGGCCATGAACTGGAAATCGATCGTCCAAGAGCTTTGCTCCTCAGGCTTGACGCAAGCGCAGATAGCGTCGGAAGTAGGGGTCAAACAGTCCACCATCGCCGGGATCCTTTCCGGCGCACAGAAGGATATGCGTTGGGGCAACGGGGAGCGGTTGCGAGGCCTACATGCCCGCCGGCTCCTGCATCCGGAGTCCTCGCCTGCCATCGAGACGCCGGGCGCTCACTGCGAGGGCGGCCATGCGTGATCTGTATGCCCGCGTCGTTCTCTGGCTAATTCGGCCCGCACTGCGCCGGCACGCACGTGACGTCAGGGCCCAGCAGGATTGGGATCGTCGTTGCGCCGAGCGGATGCACAGCTCGTTTGCCCCGCCCGGTAATGGGGAGAGTCGATGAGCCATGCCAATTGGTCGACGGTGTCGTGGATTCCTGACAGGAAGGCTTGTTGCTCTGGCGTGAACCCTGCGGATTCTGCCCCGGCACGTTGCGCCTCCTTGAGCTGGTGGTCTGCCCAGCTCTTCAACTGCTCGACCTTTTCTTGCCGCAGGTCGGCAGTACGGCTGGTCTCGCGGATCAGTTTGCCCAGAGCAAAGGTGATCGCCGCCAATTGCCCTCTTACTTGCCAGTCCATGGTCAGTTCCCTTCCCAATGCAGGGTTGTGTGAGAGCACCCATTCTAAGGGGCTGGAACTGGCCGCCCATTCTTGTCGGCACTCCCTAATGCATGGTTGCCGACGACGCTGGCGCAGGCTCCGCGCCCGCGAGGTCGTCGGTTTCCATGCACAGCCGCTCGAAGACAGCGCGCACGGTGGCCTGATCCGCCTCGCCGACGACGCTGTCGGCGATCTCCTTTGCCAGTTTCAGCAGCGCCATCGTGGCCTGCGCAGCACTTCCTCTTTCCCCGATTGCCATCTTTCCCTTCCGGCTTTTGTCGCTGTGGTGGGAATGTAACTGTCCGGAGTACCTGACGCATGCGACATGAATCGCACAAAACCCTGATTGCCATCCTGCGGGAGCACACGTCGGCGTGGCGCAAGTCGCACGACTGGTCGCGGGAAACCATGGCTGAAACCATCGTCGCCGCGCATGAGCGCATCAATGGCGCCAGCTCCACCGGCATCCGCTTCGAACCCAACACGCAAGATGCCTTCGGGCGCTTGAAGGTGAACGCTGACCGCATTTTCCGGTGGCTGGATGACGAGTCCAAGGATTCGAACCTGCTGCCGGCCAACTTCATACCGTCCATCCTGGCGGCAATGCCGCACGACCGGCGCCGGCATTGCGTCGATGACATGCTGCGGCCGCTGGGCTTGGCCGTGCGCACCCTTTCCCTCGACGCAGGAGATGGTCTGGCGCAGAACCAGGTGACCAACCTGATGCGCGAACAGACTGAGGCGGCGACCGCTGCTGTGGCGCTGCTGGACGCGAACGCCACGTCGGAACAGATGGTGAGCGCCCACCGCGAGGTGTCGGAATCCATTGTGGCCGCCCGCAACGTGCGCGCGGCGATCGAAGGGCAGATGGTGCGCGCCGGTATCGACGTGCCCGCGAAAGAGGCGGACCCGTCATGAGCCGCTCAAGGGTTGCCGTAAAGCTCCTGCCCAGACGGTGGACGTGCATATTTCGCAGCGAGCTTCTTGCACGTCTCAGTTGCGACGAAGATATGATCCGCTGCGTCGGAAAGCTCGTTCCCAAGTTTCTGCGTGTATCCGCTGGGGGCTGCCGATGGATCGACTATTCGCCTTATCGCACGGCACGCTATGTCCGCTTCGGCCAGTCCGTGAGCAATTCGATGTGCGGCATGTTGTTCCAGTGGAACGAGATGCATCAGCTGCTCAAGCGTAAGGTCGATTTCAATCGCTTCGAGTTTTTTTCTCATCACAAGCATGCCCGAGCTCTCGTCTTTGGCGAAGAATGCAGCCGCACAGAGGCCGCGAAGCTCTTCGCAGTAGCGTTCCAGCTTTGGGGTGAGGTATGCGGCGTAGAGTGCAGCCATCGCGATTTTGTCACGCTTGCTCCGGCGCGATTCTCTGCTGGCGACCCACAAGGCGATGACCGCAGCAAGAAACGTTGCGATTGCGGCCGCCCACGCAGCCCAGGTTTGGCCGTTGGCGTCAGGCCATGGCCACGTCGGCCAGCCCCAAATCACAACGGCGGTTCCAATTGCCACGCCCGCGACCGCGATCGCTTCTTCCAGAGTGCCCCAGCGCTTCGACATAATTTTCGTCCGAAAGTAACTCGGACGGAATCGTATCCCATGGAACTTCTGGGCGTGAGCATCGGACGCAGTTGCGAGTATCAGAGAGAGGGGCAAGTGGGCTATGTCGGGAGGCAAGTGCGCAGGGTCGCCCTCGCGATGGACGAAGTCATCGGCCAGACCATCCTGCTGTCGCGCACTGGGGAATCCTTCCAGCTTTCGTCGATGCCCATCAGGGTGCGGCCGATCGCCACGGCACTAGCCGTGCGCGGTGAGGAGGGGGGGGTGATGTTACTTGGGGCTGTCCGGCCACAGCGCCGTGACAGAAATCCATGCGTCCTCAAGGGCATGGATGTGAGTTTCGATTTCGCCCGAAATTTCTCTAAATGCATGTTCGGAATACGGGTCGTCAATGGCGATGAGATCGCTGACATTGGTCGCGGTGACGTCATACATCGATTGCACGGCGCTTCTCAATTGGGACGCTGCCAACACTCGAGCGCTGCTCTTCATGTCGTGGAGAGGCATTGCGTCGAATGCGTGGAGGGCGGCGCGGACGTTGTTCTTCAAGGTTGTTTCCCAGTCCATCCGCAGAAAGTACAGACCTTGCTCGCGGGCGTAGTCGAACCGCTTGCCAAAGCGGTACAGAAGGGTAATGACGGCGAGTTGAGCCTCCTGCTTACTTTTCTCGTCCAGCGCGCGGCCTTCATTCGCTTCTTCGCGTGCCTGGATAGCCTGCCTTTCGCCGAGGAGGAACGCGCCGATGATCGCGCCGATCGACCCAAGGGCTTGAATCCACGCCGCAATATCCGAACTGATGTTGGATGTAAATGCCGCATCTTTTGGGGCGAACAGAACCGCCCCAACGCCGACGGCGGTGAAAAACGATACGGCGACAAGGCCAATGGCCATAAAGCCATAGCGAATGACGGTCGGTACTTTCATAGTCCCCCCCTTACGGTGCCGCGTCATGTTAGCGCGGGATTGGAGGGATCATGATCGATCTGAGGCCGTTGCCCGCGCCCCTCACGCCGCCAGATTGCAACCTGCGCGGCCTGCCGTTCATGCCGCTGCACACCGAGCGATTGCTGGACAGCGACATGATGGCGCTCTCTACAGGTGAAGAGTTCAAGACGGCCTTGCGGCTCTGGTGCAAGAGCTGGAACCAGGAGCCGGCGGCATCGCTGCCCGACGATGACAGGATCCTCGCGCACCTCGCCGGCAAAGAGCTGGCCGCCTGGCGCAAGGTGAGGGATATGGCCTTGCGCGGCTTCGTGAAGTGCTCAGACGGGCGCCTCTACCACCCGGTGATCGCTGCGGAAGCGATCAAGGCCATGGCGAAGCGTGAGGAACACCAGGCTGCGAAGGACGGCGACACCGAGCGCAAGCGCGAGGAGCGCGAAGACCGCAAGCTGCTCTTCGGCGCGCTGCGTGACGTGGGTGTGATTCTGCCGGCTAAAGGCACCAGCACGTCACATCTGCGCGAGGTCGCGGCGTCACGCGGCATATCCATCATCGTCACGGAGGGACACAAGAGTGTCACTGTGACATCTAAAGGAAGTCACAAGGAAAGTCACGCGGGAGTCACGACTAAGACAGGGACAGGGACAGGGACATATATAAAAGAACAAGCAGCGGCAGCGGAACTCTCGCGCGCGGGCGACCCTGTGGAGAACTTCCCGCCGCCGCCCGCCGCTGGTGTCGAAGCCACTGCCGCGCACTTCGCGCAGCTGCTGGACCGCTGGGAGAGAGAGCGCGGCAAAGCCGGCGCGTTCCACCCTGGTGATCCGTTGCTGCTCGCCTGGGCTGATGCCGGCGTCACCAATGCCGAGCTGCAGGCCGCTCACACCAGGGCCGTAAAGCGCCGCGTGAAAGGGAACGACCAGGCCCCCGTCAACGTCGGGCTGCTCGATGTGATCTTGCCCGAGGTTCGGGCCAAGCCGGGGGTGACCAGCGCTGTCGCGCGAGCTGAGACGCGCCAGGATCCAGCCTTCTGGGCTTTGACTTGGTCGGGCCTGGTGGCGAGGGGCGCTGGCCTGGGCATTGTGCAGGAGCAGGGCGAGCTAGACCCGAATTTCAAGGCCCGCGTGCACTCCGCGGCGGGCCTTACCGACGCCGACCGTGCGCGGCTCTTCGCGGACTACGGGGTGCGGGTATGAGCGGCACCGTTCAATGCGTTGCCTGCGAGCGCTTCACCTTGCGCGAATCGACGAAATTCGCCGAGCTGGGCCTGGGCCGCTGCTCCGGCATGGCCGATCGCCCCGGCACCTTCGTCAGTCCGTCCTATCCCCGGCAGTGCCCGGAATACCAACCTGCGCCGTCGGAAAAGACCGCCGCGCGTATCGAATGGCTGCGCGACCTGCGCAGCGAGGGAGTTTGATGTCGAACCAGATCACCTTCCACGTGCCCGGCCTGCCAAGGGGGAAGGGCCGCGCGAAGTCCAGCTCGCGCATCGGCCGTGACGGAAAGACTGGCGCGATGCGGGCGTTCACGCGCCACTACACGCCCGAGGCGACCGCGGCCTACGAAAGCCTGGTCAAGCTGGCCGCGGCAAGGGCCATGGCGGGTCGTCCGCCCTATACCGGGGCAATACGGATGCGGTTGCATATCGTGCTCCCAATCCCGCAGTCCTGGTCCGGCGTGCGCCAGCGCCGTGCCGCGGGCGGCCTGATCGCGCCGACCGTGAAGCCGGATAGCGATAACGTCGAGAAGGCCATCAAGGACGGCTGCAACGGCGTCGTGTACCGCGACGACACCCAGGTCGTGGATGACGGCAAAACCAAAGTCTACGGCGCCGAGCTGGGCGTCACGGTGGACGTGACCTTCCTCGACCATCTGGAACCCGCCCAAGGAGTGAAAAAGCATGCGCCGTGAAGCTGGAACCTTTTCATGCCCCGAGCATGCGATCGCCGTGGCCTACCTGATGCTGGCTTACCCGATCGAGCCGAAGAACCCGACACAGCTGATCTGCGAGGCTTTGCGTGATCGGTTTGATGCGACCTATGAGCGTCGGGAGTTGTCCGGCCTGTCGCCGCATGAGTGGCACGCGCAGGCCGTTTTCATCGTCAAGCTGATGGAACGCACGCTGGGCAACAGCATCGGGTTTCATCTGCTCCGCGCCCGGCATGCTACAGGGCTCGAAGGTGCTGAGAGCGCGCGGGCCGTGTCGGAATGGTTGAACCCAGTGGGTGAAGGCAGGGAGCGTCTGGTGACCGATATGCTGGTGTGTCGGATGCTGCGAGGCCGGCCCAGAATCCGCGATCTGTCGGATCGGTTCGATGTGCCGAAATCGACCTTGCACGACGTCTTGCAGGCCTATCGCCAATTGATTGAGCCAGAGCGAGAGGCGGCCATCAGCAGGCTGGAGGTCGTGATGGCCGATGGCGGCCTTGTGGCCAGCGCCATTGCGGTTTTCGGCACCTGAATTCCTGGATTCGGGTCTGGGCGGACTGCCTTCGACCCAAACCGGTCGTTAGTGACAGTGAATGGAAAGATCCTCGATGCGAATTTTGAGCCGACCTATTTTGCTGGCACGACTGCCGGCGGGTTCCATTGTCCGCTGGTCGTCGCCGCCTTCGGCCAGTAGGCCCGGACGTACAGCGAGAACTCCCCTTCCTTCGGGGCAGGTAACCAATTGGCTCGGTGGGTCGGATCTGACGGTGGGTCGGTTTGAACGTAGATCGTTAAGGTGCCATCCTTGTTTAGCTTGAGGTCTTTGTTCTTTGTGCCCACCGAATAACGCTTGATGTCATTCGCAACGAAGAAATGTTTGTCGTTGTAGAGAGTGAGCGACCAAAATCCATGAACCGGCGGTGTCTGGCCCTTCGCGAAGGTCAGGGAGTATCTGTTGGCGCCGTTCAGGCGTGAGCCTGCCTCGTCAAGATCCTGATAAAAGTACTTTGTTTCGTTGGGCGAGTTTACGAAGATATTCGACTTTGCCACTGCGGTTCGCGTGAAATAGTCCACGCCAAAGGCCGCTGTATTCGTCGTCGTTGTCCAGTGGTGGCGTAATTCCAATCCGAAATTTCGGAACTGGAACAGCGGTGCAATAAGTTCGGTATCCGCCTTCTTGGCTTCATCCACCGCCGCCTTGCGTAGCTCCGGGTTGGACTTCAGTGCGTCCAACACTGACAGGACCTGTGCATACCGGGCCTCTTCACCAGGCAACGGCGGGGCATCCGCCAATGCTGCGGGCAGCAGATCCAGGAAATTATCTGGGGTTACCCACTGGGTTTCCGCCTCCCCCGCGTCATTTTGTGGCACATGCTTAAGGCTCTTCCAGTCCACTGACTTCATGGTGCCGTCGAACTGTGCGGCCGGGTACATGACGATGCCCTTGAGAACCTCCTGGATCGCGGTCCTATCTTCGGGCGTGTCGTCCATGAATACCCTAGGAACGATGTTTCCAGTGTTTGTGGTTGATCTGAAAACCCGGGTGATGCCTTTGGGTATCTCTCCCGACCAGTTGGGGCCAACGAGCATATAGAAGCCCGGTTGCGTACCGTACATCTTGCCTAGTTGCGCAAAGCCATCCGTGCGCGAATCAACTGCCTGATAAACCCAGAAGCGGTCACCGAAGTCCGGCACCTGAATGACAACCGGAGATAGATCCAATGCGACCAATCCGCCGCCGTAGACCACATCCTGGTTTGGGCTCGCAACAAGCCGCACTTCGGGAGGGAAATAATCCGTCAGCATGGCCAGGTGGTTCAAGGGAGCGGTCGGCGCTGCGCCCAGGTACATCATCTCGGGGACTTTGGCATAAGAGGCCCGCCGAGCCGCCATGTTCAGGAGAGGCCACGCCCAGAAATATGCATCCCTCACAACGAGTCGCGCATAAGACTCAGTAATCTTCGAACCTTTGATCGGACCCGCAGGCATGGTCCGTGAAAATGCCGGAGAAATCTCGACCGGTTGGGCGGAGGCAATCGCAGCACAAGCCGCACTCCAGATCAGAAGGGTGACATTTCTGGCTAACGGCATCGTCGTTCCTCTACGCTGTTTATTTCAAGTCAGAGCTTGGTGACAGGCGGTGGCGTCCATGTTCCGGTTTTCACCGCTTCTTTTGGAACATAAGTGCGGAACGTCAGCGAGAACGGTTTGCCGTCAGGCGCAGGCAGCCAGTTCGTTTCACTCACACCGGCGACCGGTTTTGGACCGATGGCAATCTTCAGAGAGCCATCTTGTTCGAGCTTGAGGTTCGAGTGGTTGTTGAAGTTGTAGCGCTTCAGGTCATTAGGCACTACGCGATAGTCCGGCACGCTCACAAGAATGACCGACCAATAGCCATCGACCACGGACTGCGGCAGCTTATCGGCAGGGAAATGTAGGACATAGCTGTTTGAGCCGTTGAAAGGGGCCTCGTTGGCATCGCGCGTCGCTACGAAATAAATCACCTCATCGCGGGTGTTGGCCCAGATGCCCGCGTAGTTGACTACGGTACGGAGCAAATAGTCGCTGCCGTAATTGCCAGTAGGAGATCCGCCCACCCAATGGTTGCGATATGGGGCGCTCTTAGTGAAGGCATATTCGATGAACTGCGGGACAACCTGCTCACGCAGCTGTTTGTCAACCGCGGAACGCGCCTCGACGGACGAGGACGCAAACTTGGCCACCGCGCGCACCCGTTGCTGCATTTGTGCCGCCACTGGAGACACGTCAAACGCGCTGCCAAGCCGAGCATCGACATCTTCGAAAATTTCCACGCCCAACAAGTCCTTGTTGGTGAACTGGGGTACGACTGGCGGCGGAAGAATGACAGGGATGCCCAGCATCTTCAGTTCGAAGGCCTGCTGCAGCTTCACTGCACGCTCAGGATCGTCCTTCAACTCTACACGGCCGAGCAACTTGGCTTTGCGGGAATGCAGCTCTATCCGAGCTGCGCCGGTAGGCAGGTCACCTTGCCAGCCAGGAGCCACCAGTGCATAGGTTCCGAACGGTTGAGAGGGAAACGTGCGCTCATTGATATTGGCAATGACTTCGCCCCATTCGTCCAGGATCTGGGCGGTGTAATAACGGCCCTCGATCCGCGGCACGTTCAGCAGGACGGGCGTCCGGTCATCCACTGCGACCCAGGCTTCAAGATATGCCACGTCGAAATTGGGATTGACGAAATCCGCCGAGCCTAATGGGTTGTATTTGATTTGGTTATAGGAAAACGAAGCGCCGGCGCGGTCCGTGTGCTCTTGCCGCAGTACCAGCATCCGGCCGAGCAGATACAAATACGCCTGCTCAATTTGTTCAGCGTTGGGGCTGAATTGCGACGCTGCTGTCCAATTGGGAGTGCAAGTGGCGAACGATGTCAGAAACGCCAGGAAACCGCGTCGATTTAGATGCATAGCAGCCACTCTCCAAAATACAGCCAAGCAACGTACTAGCGGTTGCGTCCGGCGTGGGCCGATTCGAGCCCATTGCACACAGGAGGGATAAAGCACATGCGTCAACTTGCGCTGTATGGTTGCAGCGCAATGAAAATGAGTTTCCTGAATAAGGTCCAGATTGTCAACGAAGAAACTTCAATCGCCCAGTCACCCCTCACTACGACGGCTGGCGGATCTGGCCGTGCGTCGATTAAGAAGGCGAGCGGCATGTTCGCTTTTGGCGGAAAGGTGGAACTGCGGAGAGCTGCCTCTTGACATTGCCGGACAAAAGGGTCATGATTTCACCATACTCGTAGCAGTTGCGCTCTGAAAAAGCCCCGGCCAAAAACCGGGGCTTTTTGCATTCGTGGGCGCGTGACGCGGGGCCAAGAGACGGCGACGACTGAAGGGCGGCCACCCAACAGCCGACAGCCGACCCACGGACTAGGACCGTGAGCGACCCGAGGCCGTCCCACCTGTACAGGCGGGGGCAACGGTAACACATCCTCACGCAAACATGGCATCCCCAATCATTCCCTGGCTGGGCGGCAAGCGCCGCCTGGCCGATCGCATTTTTCCCTTCTTCCCTGTCCATGAGTGCTACGTCGAGCCTTTCGCGGGCGGGGCGGCGCTTTTCTTCCTGCGGCCGACGCCGGCCAAGGTCGAAGTGCTGAACGACGTCAACGGCGAGCTGGTTAACCTGTACCGCGTGGTGCAGCACCACCTGGAGGAGTTCGTCCGCCAGTTCAAATGGGCGCTGACTAGCCGAGACGTGTTCAAGTGGTTGCAGATCACCAGGCCGGAGACGCTGACTGATATCCAGCGCGCGGCCCGGTTCTTCTACCTCCAGCAGAACGCCTTCGGCGGCAAGGTGGACGGGCAGACCTTCGGCACCGCCACGACGGCGCCGCCGGGGCTGAACCTGCTGCGCCTCGAGGAAAACCTGTCCATGGCGCATCTGCGCTTGGCTGGCGCCTACATCGAGAACCTACCCTGGCAGAAGTGCCTGGAAATGTACGACCGGCCGCACACGCTGTTCTACATGGATCCGCCCTACTGGGAGACCGAGGGCTACGGGGTCGGCTTCGGCTTCGAACAGTACGAGGACATGGCGGCGCGCATGCGCAAGCTGCAGGGCCGCGCCATCGTCAACCCGAACGATCACCCCGACATCCGGCGGGCGTTCGACGGTTTCCATATCGAGGCCACGGAGCTGCGGTATACCGTCGGCGGTGGCCGCGGCGTGGAGCGGGGCGAAATCCTCATCTTCAGCTGGGATGTGGCCGCCGCGCCGGCTGGGCTGTATTAGGAGCACGTCATGGCGAAGCAACTGGCGCTCATGCGGCCCGCGCCACCCGAGCAGTTGGATCGCTTCCTTCCTGCCCCCGAGTTGCTGGCCTGGGTCGAGCAGACCATCCTGGCTTCGGGCGGCGCTCTTCACAACCCGGACCACGCCCACCTGGTGGACGCCGACCTGGCATTCCTGTGGGCGCCGGCGGCCTTCGAGAAGGCCGGCCGCACTGTGCTGGGCCAGGCAGAACAGGTCATGTTTCGCGCCGGCGGCTGGCAGAAGGCCCGCCAGGAACAGCAGATGATCGAGTGGTTCGGCGGCGTGCCCGCCTTCCTGATCACGCTGGCCGCGGACTACTGCGCCACCTATAGCGACGCGGAATTCTGCGCGCTGGTCGAGCATGAGCTGTACCACATAGGGCATGCGTCCGACCCCTACGGCGCTCCAGCCTTCGACAAGGAGGGGCGGCCGAAGCTGCGGATCGTCGGGCACGACGTGGAGGAATTCGTCGGCGTGGTGGCGCGGTACGGGCCGTCGGCGGATGTGCGGCGTATGGTTGCGGCGATTGGCGCCGCGCCTGCTGTGCCGCGGCTGGACATCGCGCGGGCTTGTGGGTCCTGCCTCAAAGCAGCGTGATGTCCTATGGCCTTGCCAGTATATAAAGCAGTGCGAATATTGAGAGACCCAAAGCCATTATGGCGAGGTTCTCGACCCACATTTGTTTACCTGGCGTCCAGACATAAGGAAGGGTGAGTGGCACGGAGCGTCCTTTGGGCGTCCTCGCGATTCGCGCTCCAAGCCTCTGTGCTTCGTTATTGAGACGGTTAGCCATTCTTGCGGTGGGCAATGCGGTGACGATTAACGCAATGGTTAGCGCTGCAGCAGGAAGTTTGAACGGAGAAAGGTCCCCCTTTACTGCCAATAAGGCGAAGGTAGCGGTGAGGCACACTGCGCCAGTTCCGATCAGCCATTTGAAAAAGTCTCGGGCCATTTCGGACGATTGGGTGAAAAGCTCCTTCCAAATTCCAATTGCGCTGTCCTGATCTAGGAGGAGCGTGTGGGCGCGGCCTCCATTAGGTTTACGGGATTTTCGGATGGCTCGCACGACGCCGTGCAGCCGCAGGCGTCCTATTCCGAATCCCACAACTAGAAAAAAAACGGCGAAAGCGGCGTGTTCGGCCATGAGTTCTCCTATGGTTGCCAGGCGCTAGCGCTCTCCAAAAAGCTGACTATTGCGCGGATATTTTTGATACCAAAAGTAACGACAGCAAAAGGCGGAGCTTAAATATGGAATAGCGAAATGGCGAAGCTGACAGACGCGCATAAGCATTTCATTGTTCAAGCCTTAGCTTGCTGGGATACCCCTAGCCAAGTCAGCGAGGCGGTGCGCGACGAGTTTGGTTTAGATGTTCCTCGCGGACAAGTTGCGCAGTACGACCCAACCAAGGTGGCAGGCACAAGCTTGGCAAAGAAGTGGCGCGAACTTTTCTTTGCGACCCGCGAGAATTTGAAGAAAAGCGCTGGGGAGATCCCTATCGCGCATCGCGCCTATCGCCTGCGGACGCTGCAGCGCATCGCCACCAAAGCCGAAAGCATGCGCAACATGGCCATGGTCCTACAGGTCCTTGAACAGGCCGCGAAAGAGGTCGGCGACGCATATGTGAACAGACGCATGGAACCGGTGAAGCCGGCGACTGCCAGTACCCAGATCCCGGAGCAAGCTGAATATGTCCTTGCTCCCGACGAGCCCGCGCCAGGCAACCCCGTCCTTTGATGCGCCTGCGGCGCTGACGCCGAAGCAGGCGAACATCTATGTGTGGGGCTGGCAGCCGAATGCGCGCTTCAGGGATGCTGTGTGTGGCCGGCGGTTTGGCAAGACTTTCCTCGGCAAGGCCGAGATGCGCCGGGCGGCTCGCCTGGCGGTGAAGTGGGGCGTGAGCGTTGAGGACGAGATTTGGTACGCCGCCCCGACGCAGAAGCAGGCCCGCCGAGTGTTCTGGCGTCGGTTGAAGCAAGCGATCCCGGCCGGCTGGCGGGCTTGCAAGCCCAATGAAACGGACATGCTGATCACCCTGACGACAGGGCATCTGATTCGCTGTGTGGGCCTGGAGAACTATGACGATCTGCGCGGCTCCGGTCTGTTCTTTGTCTTGGTCGACGAGTGGGCCGACTGCAAGTACGCGGCGTGGGAAGAAGTTCTCCGGCCGATGTTGTCGACCTGCCGCTATGTGGTCCAAGGCGCCCAGCGTGTGGGCGGGCACGCGCTGCGCATCGGCACGCCCAAGGGCTTTAACCACTGCTATGACACCTATCGGGACGGACAGGACGGGCGCCAGCCGGATCACAAAAGTTGGCTATACACGTCCTTGGAGGGCGGCAATGTGCCGTCTGACGAAATTGAGTCTGCGCGGCGCAAGATGGACCCGCGCACGTTCCGTCAGGAATACGAGGCCAGCTTCGAAAACTATGCCGGCGTCGTGTACTACTGCTTCGATCGGCGGGCGAACCATACGGACGCAATTATTCGCGCTGGAGAGGTGCTGCACGTCGGCATGGATTTCAACGTCGGCAAGATGGCGGCCGTCACCTTTGTGGTGCGCGGCGGTTTACCCCTGGCGGTGGACGAAACGATGAAGGTCTTTGACACGCCCGCCATGATCGAGAAGTTGCATGAGAAGTATCCGGGCTTCAGCATCGTGGTGTATCCGGACGCCTCCGGCGACAACCGCAAGACCAGCAAGGCGAGCGAGTCCGATATCTCGCTGCTGCGTAAAGCGGGTTTCACCGTCCGCGTAGATGCCGCGAACCCGGCCGTGCGGGACCGAGTGAACAGCATGAACGCGATGCTCTGCAATACCGTGGGCGAACGCCGGCTTCTGGTCAACACCGACCGATGCCCGCTCTTCACGCAGGCGCTTGAGCGGCAGATTTATGGTGATGACGGTGCGCCCGACAAGAAAGCCGGCTATGACCATCCGAACGACGCCGGCGGCTATTTCATTGTTTCGCGCTACCCGATTCAGAGTCGTGTGGCCACGCAATCTGTCTTGAGATGACCCTATGAGTGATGTTTCAACGCCGCTGGCTGCGTACAACGCCATGACGGATGACTGGGACCTGGTGGACGCGTTGCTGGGTGGGACGGTGGCTATGCGGGACGCTGGCGCGACCTACATGCCGCGTTTCCCCCTCGAGTGCGAGGCGAGCTACAAGGAGCGCCTCGCTACAGCCACCCTGTTTCCGGCGTTCTCGGAAACGGTCAGCAACCTGTCCGGGCACGTGTTCGCTCGCCCGGTGGTGGTGGGTGACGGTGTGCCCGCCGCGATTCAGGATCAGGCGAACAATATTGACCTTCAGGGCAGCAATCTGACGGTCTTCGCCGCCACCTGGTTCTACAGCGCATTGGCTTATGGTATGGCCCATGTGCTGGTGGACTACCCGCGCGTGCAGGGCGCCCGTACGGCCGCCGCCGAGAAGGCTCTCGGCGCCAGGCCGTACTGCACGGTCTATGGGGCCAGGCAGTTGATCGGATGGCGATTCGGGAAAATCGATGGCGTCCCGAAGCTGACCTTGGCCCGTTTGGTTGAGACGGTGGAGGAAGACGACGGGGAATTCGGGACCCAGCACGTCAAGCAAATTCGGGTGCTGCGGCGGGGCAGCTATCAGGTGTGGCGCTGCTCGGGCAAAGACGGCGCCTGGTTCGTGCATGACGAAGGCCCGATGTCGGTGGCGGAAATTCCCCTGGTAACGCTTTACACCGGCCGCACCGGGCTTTTAACCGCAAAGCCGCCGCTGCGCGAGGTCGCGCACTTGAACGTCAAGCACTGGCAGGAGCAATCCGACCAGGACACGTCCGTGCGCTTTGCGCGCGTGCGGCTGCTGTGGACGGCGGGCGCCGACGTTGAGACTGGACCCGACGGCAAGCCCAAGCCTTTGCAGGCCTCGGCGGACTCCGTTATCGGTCTGCCGAGCGGCGCGCAAATGGGTGTGGTGCAAGGCTCTGCCGAAAGCGTCAAGGTCGGCCGCGAGTCGTTGGACGCGCTGGAACGCCAGATGTCCGAGGCCGGCGCCAAGCTGCGCCGCAAAGATGCCCAGTTCACCAAGACCGTGCAACAAGCGGCCGACGACTCGGTCACTGAGAAAAGCGCGCTGGGCAATATGGCGCAGGGTCTGGAAGATGCGATCGACCAGGTCCTGCAATTCATGGCCGACTGGCAGAAGCTGGGCGACGGTGGATCGGTCGAGATCAATAAGGACTTCGACTTGGATTCGACCCCAGATCAGTCCATGGCCACGCTGATCACCATGAACGGCGCTGGCAACCTTTCCGACCAGACTCTGTTTGAGGAGGCCAAGCGCCGCAGCTTGGTCGCGGACGGCGTGAACTGGGAAACGGAGCAGGAGCGCTTGCGCTCGCAGCCACGGCTCTAGAGGTGAAGAATGGCCGATAAGAGCGACAAGCTTGACGACGCAGCAACAGAATTAATGCTGGATGCGCTGCGCGTGGCGGCAGGATTGGACATCGAAGCGCAGGCGCAGCTGCGCAAACTGGCGAGCGAGTTGCGCCGGCTTATTGGCGCTGTCGACATCGCGCAAGCGAGTCCGGCGGCGATTAACAGGCTGCTTGCAGCCGTCGAGGCAGCGACCGGCAAGGCGCACACCGCGATAGCGGAACAGCAGTTGACCGTGCTTGCGACGTTCGCTGATGTTGTCCAGCACGCCACGGCGCAGGCCGTGGGCAGCCGGCGGCGGGCCGCGGCGTTCGAAATCGCGGATGCGGTATTTGCAGGAGCGACACCGAGGGAGGCGTGGGTGAACCAAGGCGCCGCGCTCCAGCGTGCGATCGCCCGCGAAGTTCGTATCGCTTCGCTCGACCCAAATGCAACGGCGCAGGCGCTGGTGACCCGGGTGGTGGGCAGCTCGGAAACGCCTGGACTGATGCGGCGGGCTGCCAAAACGGCCAAGACGCTGACGGAGGGCGTAACACTGGCGGTCGCCGGCCAGGCGCAGCAGGCGCTGTTGCGCAGTGCAGACGATGTGCTGTCTGGCTATCGCTGGTCAGCACGTTTCGACAGCAAGACCTGCATGGTGTGCGGGGGCTTGGACGGGAAGCTGTTCACGTTGGCGGGGGAGCCGGTCGGGCACCAAACGCCGCTGCAAGGCGGCCCGCCCCGTCATCCTGGCTGCCGCTGCATTCTGGTCCCGGAGCCGCTACAGACCGGCGTCGGCGCGGCGCTGCCGGGCGCCGATGGATCCTTCAGTCGCGGGCCTACCTTTGAACAATGGCTGTCCCGCAAGTCCGACAAGTTCAAGCGGCAGTACTTCGGGCCGGGCCGGCTGGAGTTGTGGAAAGAGGGCAAGCTAACTCTGACCGATCTGCTGGATATGCGAGGTAACCCCCTGACGCTGGATAAGCTCCGGGCGAAATACGAGGTTTCTGCTCCCCGTTGAATACCGGGGCGCGTGACGTAGGGCCGTGGTGCGCTGTTGCGCCACGGCCCTTTCTTTTGGCCGCGGCGCGGATGCAAGGCGGTGTTTCGGGCCGGATGGCCCATTGGACAAGGTTGGATGACCATGAAATTGAAGCTCGATGAAAACGGCCACGTGGTGGTTCAGGATGGGAAGCCCGTCTATGTGCAGGATGACGGCAAAGAGGTTGCATTCGATGCGGCCGGCACCGTCCAGACCATCAGCCGGCTGAATGGCGAGGCGAAATCGCACCGGGAGCGCGCCGAAGCCGCGGAGGGCCGGCTGGATGCCTTCAAAGGCATCGAAGATCCGGCCGCCGCCGTAAAGGCACTGGAAACGGTCAAGAACTTGGATGACAAAAAGCTGGTGGATGCCGGCGAAGTCGAGAAGGTCAAGTCCGAAGTCAGCAAGGGCTTTCAAGCGCAAATCGACGAGGCGCGCGCTCAGCTGGCGCAGGCCAACCAGAGCCTGGCCAGCCACATGATCGGCGGTAGCTTCGCGCGCTCGCAGGTGATCGCCGAGAAGTTGGCCGTGCCGGCGGATCTGGTGCAGGCGCGCTTCGGGTCGGCGTTCAAGGTCGAAGACGGCAAGGTCGTGGCCTATGGGCAAGACGGCAACAAGATTTTCAGCCGTTCGCGCCCGGGTGAAATCGCCGAGTTCGACGAGGCCTTGGACTATCTCATCGAGCAGTACCCGCACAAGGACCACATCCTGAAGGGCTCCGGCGCTTCGGGTGGCAGTAGCGGTGCGAACGGAAATGGGGGTGGGCGCCACGCAGCGAGGTCGCTTGCTGATTGCAAGACCGACGCCGAGCGCGTGGCCTACCTAGACAAGGTTGGCAAACAATAGGGAGCGAAAGCATGCCTTTCGATTTGGTGGTATTCAACAAGCAGGTTTCCACGACCATCACGGAGCTGGTGGACCAGGAAGTCAACAAATTCAATGAGGCATCCGGCGGTGTGCTGGTGCTGGCCTCGGGCGCGAACAAGGGCGATTTCAGCATTGAATCGATGTTCAAGCAGATCGGCGGCCTGGTGCGCCGCCGGGACGCCTACGGCAGCGGCGCGGTGCCGCCCAAGCGGCTGGAACAGTTGGCTAACACTGCGGTCAAGGTTGCGGCCGGCACACCGCCGATCGAGTTTGAGCCGCAGCAGTACCTGTGGATTCAAGAGAATCCGACCTTGGCGGCGCTGAAAATCGGCGAGCAGTTGGCCAAGGCCAAGCTTCAAGACATGCTCAACGCCGTAATTCGCACGCTGGTGGCGGCGCTCAAGGGGAACCCGGCAATCGTGCATGACGGGACGGACGCCGGCCCCAACTGGCGCGTGCTGAATCAAGGCGCTGGCAAGTTCGGCGATCGATCGGGTGCACTCGCGGCCTGGGTCCTGCATTCCACCGTGCTGACCAATCTGTACGACAACGCGCTATCGAACGCTGAACGTCTGTTCACTTACGGCACCGTGAACGTCATGCGTGACCCGTTCGGCCGCATTTTCGTGGTGACCGACGCCGACCCGCTGATCAATCCGGCCGCCGGCGAGGGTGAAATCACCTACAACACGCTGGGCTTGGTCCCTGGCGCGGGCCTGGTGCAGGACAACGGCGATTTCAATGCGGTGATGGTGGACCAAGTCGGCAAGGAAAACATTTCGCGGATCTATCAGGCGGAATGGACCTACAACGTCGGCCTGGCCGGCTACAGCTGGGACCAAGCCAACGGCGGGAAGTCTCCCAACGATACGGCCTTGGGCACTTCCGCCAACTGGGACAAGACTGCCTCGTCCAACAAGGACACGGCGGGCGTCCTCGTGGTCACGAAGTAGGGCACTAGGGGCGGGTGAGGCCTGCCCCCTTTTTCCGTGTAGAGGTATTTCATGAAGACAAAGCACAAGCCCAAGCGGGTCTTGCTGTTTGTGACTGGTGTGCCCTCGCCGCAGGACAAAGAGCTCGCGCGACGGGCGGGCATTCAGTTGCGCGACCCGCGCGCTTACCGGGCGGGTGATTTCGTTGCGGCGTGCGACGCCGTGGCCGGCGATGCGCCGCCGGCGTACCGCGAGCGATACGACCAGTTGACTCAGAATGATCTGGCCGAGCTCCTGCGACCGTTTACCCCGCAGGTGTCGGTGGACCTAACGGCGTCGGAGGGGCAGTTACCGACTGGCGAAAACGCCACGAATCCCGCTGATGCGCAGGCGCAGGCGCCCGAGCATATGCCTGGCGCTAGCGAGGCAGCCGAGGACGGAAAAACGACGGTCGACAGCCTCAAAGCCGCGTTGGACGCGAAGGAAATTCCGTACCCCAAGACGGCCAAGAAGGCTGAGCTGCAAGCGCTGCTGGCGAACGTTGCATAAGGAGACCCAATGCAGCGCTATATCAATCTCAGTGACCGGCACACGGTCACGGTTGGCGGGGACCCGCCCATAGCGCCGGGGGCCAGCCAGGTCCTGGCTTATTCGGCCGCGCTCCAGGATCTCTTGGACCGCCGCATCCTACGCCTGGATCAGTCCACCGTAGAACCGACAACCTCTGCGCAACTTAAGCGCTGGCTTGATGGCCGTGGAGTTGCTTATGCACGTGGCGCGCGGCTCCCAGAACTGCGCGAGGCGTATCTCAGGGCGGTAGAAGGGGGGAGCCATGGCGGCAACGGTTGAGCTCCTGGACTTCTTGGCGCCCGGCGTCGCCGCCAGGCCTGTCGAAGACAAAGAGCAGGCCCTGGCCGTCGCAATGGGTCATCGGCCTGTCTGCTTGGCGCCAGCGGAGCAGGATGAAGCCCAGGCAATGTACGCCGCCTGGCTGCTCGCGATGAGGATGCAGCAAGAAGTCGCGATCGTTGTGCCCGCTGGGGTCACGATGGAGAAGGAAGGCGACTTGCAGCGTACGTTCGGCAATAGCGCTGGGACGATAGATCCAATGGGCTTTCGTGCTCGCTATGACCTGCTGAACGATAAATGTTCGCGGACGGTCCGAGTGGGTGGTTTGGTGCGCGGGTCCAAGTGCTTTGGGGGTGAAGATTGAAGGTCATCGACAAAGGGTTGCAGCGATATGCAGCCGAAATGCGTCAGTTGAACAAGGTCACGGTCAAGGTCGGCATTCAGACCGAAGACGCGAACACCCTGGGCAGCAACGGCACTCCGCTGATCGATTACGTCGAGTTCAATGAATACGGCACCGAGGATATCCACGCGAGGCCATTGCACAGAGATGCCGCTCGCGTCTATGAGCAGCAGCTTGCCGACGTGCAGGAGCAGCAGGTGGCCGCGGTCATGGGCGGGAAGAAGACTGCGACCGAGGCCGTGCACGCCGTAGGGGCGTGGTACCAAGGGATAGTCCAGCACCATCTCATCAATGGCCCGTGGGAGCGAAATGCTGAATCCACGGCGAAGAAGAAGGGTTTCGATCAGCCCCTCCTGGACGAGAAGCTGCACTTCAATTCCATCAAATACAAGGTGGTCAAGTCATGAGCAGCTTTCGCCGTCCGCAATTCATCCGCACGCGGCTTCCGGGCCGTCGTGAGCGCGGGCACTGGATTGAAGGCGAGCCGGGACCGGACAAGACGATCCTGGCTTCGGTCCAGCCAGCCAAGGCTGGTGACTACGACCAGCTGCAGGTGCACCCAGAAGGGCGCCGCGTCCGCGCGGCGGTGCGCATCTACACCAGCGCTGACCTTGTCGTCGCCGGGCAGGATTGGACCAATGGCGATCGCCTGGTCTGGGGCGTAGGGCCGCTCGCTGGCGAATACCTCCTGGTGGGCGTGTCGCCCTGGCAATCGGGGGTGATCCCCCATTTCCGATACTTGGCGGTCTTGCTGTCCGCCGACGAGTTGCAGTAGCCCAAGGATCTCGGCAGTCTGGACCGAGACCGGACGGGGCAAAACGTCCGGGAGGACTCCCCAGGCCCGGCTGGGCATTCCAGGCCACCGGGTAGGGCAGCATCGAGTTGGCGCGCGCAAGCGTTGAATGGCCGATAGCCCTATCGATGCACAACGAATGATCGGGATCACCATGACACCTGAAGACCGCATTTTCGAGCTGGTCGAGGCGGCCGCGGGCGCCACGCCGGTGATCTTCGCCAACGAAAACGGTAAACGGCCGGCTACCGCCTATATCGCCATGGCCGTGCGCTGGGCGAGGATCAGTGGCGCTGAGGTTGGCCAGGTCGGTGAAGATGGCGCGCAGGCGGTGCGGCAGCACGACGACGCGACCGTCGAACTACAGGGCTTCGGTCCCGCTGCCTACGACGCGCTGGACGAGCTGGCGCTGAAGTTGCGGCACCCGCTGTATGAGGAGCGCGCCGAGGCCCTGGGCCTGGCGCTCTTCGAGATTGGGCGCCTGCAGAGCATTCCCGTCATGCGGGACGCCGTGCGTTTCGAGCGGCGCGGCTTGTTGGAGCTGGGCATTCGCTACGCATTGACCCATTCCGAGCAGGTCGGATTCATTGAAACCGTGGCCGGCACTGCGACCACCACCGGCGGCCTGACGCCTGCCATAGAAACCCCCTTTACCGCGACAGTTGCGGCCGCGCCGTAGCGGCCGAGTCGTGCAATCGCCATCCGCCGCCATTAGGCGGCTTTTCTTTTTTTCGGAGCCGCAAATGGCAAACATCGACCGGATCGTCAATGTGGCGATCTCTCTGAACACGACCGCCATCAAGGAGCAGAATTTCTCCGACGTGCTCATCCTGGGCGCCCACGCCTTGGACGTCGGCCGGATCCTGGTAGTGACTGAAGCGTCCGAGTTGTTGGACCTCGGCATCAGCCAGGCCGATCCGCTGTACATCGCCGTTCGAGACGCATTCAAGCAGATCCCCACGGTACAGCGAGTGTTCGTGGGCCGCCGGCACGTCGAAACGTCGCGAGTGATGGTGACCCGCGCCAGCGTGTCTTCCTATCTGATTACGATGAAATGGCGCGCCGCGGACGGCGCCGTGCAAACCGCGCAGGCGAGTTTCGCGGGCCTGGCCGACAGCACGCCGGCGACCATCGCCGCCGGCCTGGTGGCCGCAATCACGGCGGCGAGCGCGCCCGTCGAGGCCACGGCCGTGGGCGCCGAGATCTCCATCACGGCGAACGACGCGGAAACCGCGGTGGCGGTCACAGTCAAGGGTAATCTGGCCCAGGCGATTCCTACCAGCACCGAGACGCCCACGGCGGCCCTCAGCGCCTGCCGCCGAGAGAATGCGGACTGGTACGGCGTCGCGCTGGCCAGCCGCCTCGAGGCGGATGTTCTGGACGCGGCGGAATGGGTGGAATCCAACGGCTGCCTGTTCGGCGTTTCCAGCGCGCAGGCAGGCATCCTCGACGCGTCGATCGACACGGACCTGGCCTCCCAGTGCCAGCAGAAGCAGTATTTCCGCACGCATGTCTGGTTCCATGGCATGGCGGCCAGCGAAGCGCTGGAATCGGCCGTGATGGCCAACCGCTTCACCTACTATCCCGGCGGCGAGACCTGGGCGAACACCCGTCTGGCGGGGATCACCTATGACAACCTGGGCGAGGGCCAGGCGCTGGCGGCGCACGCCAAGAACGCCAACACGTTCGAGCAGATGCGCAATTTCGCCATCACGCAGAACGGCAAGGTAGCCGCGGGCGAGTGGATAGACGTGATCCGCGGCCGCGACTGGTTGGCGGAGCAGGTGAAGATCAACGTTGCCACGCAGCTGATCAACGCCAACGGCAAAGTGCCATTTACCGACGATGGTATCCAAATCATCGTGAACGGCCTGCGCCAGGCGCTGCTGCTTGGCCAGGCGCGGGGGCTGATTGCTCCGGACGAGATCGATGGCGCAGGGAACAAGATCCCGGGTTTCGTCATCACCGCGCCGCGGTCGATGGATATTCCCGCCAACGACAAGGCCAACCGCATTCTGCGTGGCCTGAAATTTAGCGCGCGCCTGGCCGGCGCCATCCATGTTGCCGAGATCAAGGGCAACCTGACCTATCAACAAATCTAACGGGGCGACCATGTCCGCAAAAACTTACGCACCTGGCCAGGTCAAGATCGTGATGGGCGCTGTCGCTCTGAGCGGCCTGGCCGAAGACACCTTCGTGACGGTCGCCGAGATCGGCGAGGGCATCACTTCCGTTTCCGGCGCCGATGGCGAGGTCGCGCGCTCCATGTCGCGTGATTCGCGCCTGCGAATCACCGTGACTCTGATGCAGACCAGCGCCAGCAATGCGCTGCTGACAGCAATGCACCAGGCCGACAAAGCTTCGGATGGCCAGGGCGCTCTGCCCGTGGCGGTCACCGATCTGCGCGGGAAGTCGCTGCACGCGGCTGATTCCGCCTGGATCGTCAAGATGCCGGACGCCGGTTATGCCGCCAAGTCGGGCAATCGGGAGTGGGTTATCGAGACCGGCCCGTCCATCAACCTCATCGGAGGCAACAGCTGATGAGCCGCAATATTCCGGTGGTGATTGGCACCACGACCTTCCACATCTCGAAATTCGACGCCTTCCGTCAGCTGGAACTGCTGGGCGATCTGCAGAAGGAAGTGCTGCCTGCGGCGGGCTCCTTGCTGACGGCGGTCTTCAGCCAGGACGGCGCTGGGCAGGAGCGCGACGAACAGGCGATGCGCCTGGCGCTGCAAGACCTTTCGGCGCGGTTGGGTGGTGTCGCCCTTAAGAAGTGGTGCGACGAACTGATCGACCCCGAGCTGGTGAGCTTCGAGCTGCCCGGTCGAGATCCGCAGAAACTCACTCAGGCCCATCGCGGCCTGGCCTTCGAGGACTTCTCCCAGATCCTCGAGCTGCTGTTCCACATCCTCCGGCACAACTTTGCCGGCCCTTTCGTGCAATGGGCCGGCCGCTTTGGTCCGGTCCGCGAGAAGCTGGGGAATCTGTCGGCCAGTTTGACCCCGCCTTCGAGCAAGAGCTGATCATCTGGCGGCCGGTACTGGCGGGCCACGTCAGCCTGGACGCGATCCGCCGCGGTGAGGTCGATTTGCTCGACCTCATGAAACTGAACGCGCTGATGGACGCCCAAGACGCCGCGCGGGCGCACGCAAGTAGGAAAACACAATGAGCGTAATCCGTGAGCTTGTCACCCTCCTGCGGTATCAGGTGGATGATTCGGGCCTGAAGAAGTACCAGGAAACCTACCGGGTGGCCCAGGACTCCCTGCAAAAGGCCAGCGCGAAGACCGTCCAGACCATGCGCCAGGCATTTACTGGCTCGGTATTCCAGCCTGGGGTGTGGGGCAATCGGGGGGCAAATCCCAGGGTGCCGATGGCGCCGGTCGTCGCGCCTGTTGTGGCGGCGCCATCGCCCATGCTGGCGCCGCGCGCTACCCCGCGTGCCCAGATGACTGGCCTCGGCCGGCCCGCGGCGTTCCCGGTCGACGTCGCAGAAAGTCGCGCGAGGATCGGCCAAGTTCAAGCCGCATACGGCGCGCTCATGGCGCGCGCGCGGGTTGGCCTGGCGACCGTGCGCGAGGCGGGCATCGGCGCGTGGGAGGGCGCCCGCCTGGCTATCCAGGACGCGCGGCGGGCGCAGGAAGGTTTCAATCGGAACATCGTGCGCGGCGCACGCCTGGCCCGCGAGCAGGCGGGGGCGTTCAGCGGTCTGCGCGGCGTCCTGGGGGCCGTCTTCGGCGTTTCGCTCCTCAGCCGCATTGCTGGCGACATCGACGCGTGGGGGCAGATGAAAGCCCGCATGCAGCAGGCGACAGCGTCGGCGCAGGAATACGGCGAGGTGGACAAGGAGCTCGCTCGGATATCGCGGCTGACGTACAAGGCGTACGACGACAACGCCGAGCTGTTCGTTCGCACGCGCCGCACGATGGCGGACTTGGGCAAGACGACCCAGGACACCGTCGATGTGACCGAGGGCCTGTCCCTGGGGATGGCGCTGTCCAGCACCAAAGCCCAGGATCAGGAGTCGGTCATTTCGGCCCTGACCGCTGCCATCATGCAGGGCAAACTGGGCATGGAGCAGTACGCGACGCTGATGCGCGCGGCACCCCGTCTGCAGGTGGCACTGGCTGACGGGCTCGGCACGACCACCGACAAGCTGCTTGAACAGGTGAAGGCTGGCAAGGTCACGACGGGCCAGTTTTTGCCCGCGCTTCAATCCCAACTTGCCAAGATGCGGGTCGAGGCCGAGGCCATGCCGGTCACCATTGCCGACGCAATGACCGTCTGGCGCAACGAGTTTCGGCGCTTCTTCGGCGAGATGACACTTGGTCGGACCGCCGTGCTGGGCGTTACGAAGTCTATCGAGCTGCTGGCCGATAACCTTGGACTGGTGATCAAACTGCTGGCGCTCGCGGGCGGCGCATGGGGTCTTCTTCGCCTGCGCAACTGGATGGCGCTGGCGACGGTTCAATCTGGCGGCCTGATCCGCTCGATGATCACCGCGACCCGGACGGCCATTGGCCTGGATAGCGCCATGGCACTGCGGCGCGGCCCGGCCGGTGCGCTGCGCATGTTGACGCTCTGGACGCGGTCTCTGGCGCCGCTGTTACGCATGGCGGCCGTGCTGACTGCGATTTATCTGATCGGCGACGACATCGTAGGCTGGATGCGCGGCGACATTTCGGTGTTGGGCGGCTTGATCGGGCGTTCCGAGGAATGGAAGGAAGAAATTGACGCTGTCCGCTCCGTCTTGGTATGGATCAAGGACGCACTCGGCGGGGCCGGCAAGGAGCTTGGCCCCTGGATCTTGAAGTGGGGAACCATCAGCGTTTTGGTGTTCGGCCTCTGGAAGATCCTCAGCCCCATTCGGGGGCTACTGGTATTCCTGGCTACCAGGGTTGTTCCAATGCTGTGGGCCGCCTTCGCTGCCCACCCTCTCGGACGCATCATCGGCCTCGTACTGGCAGGCCTGCTCTTGATCTGGCAGAACTGGGACAGCATCAGCAAGTTCTTCGGCGAGACCTGGGACGAGTTCAAGAAGAAGGGCAAGGAGGCGCTGGACGGCCTGCTGGGCTTCTTCGAGGACATTGGCGGGCGAATGATCGCAAAGATCCAGGAGATTGGCGGTGCTATTCAGAAATGGATCACCGACAAGGTCGAGGCTGCTGCAAAGTGGTTGAAGGAGCTGCTGCCCGGCGAAATGCTAGACGATGAGCAGCGGGCAATGATGACTGCACCGCGCGGCGCCTTGGGGAGACAAGAACAGTGGCAAGCCTTCGCGTCTGGCGCTGGTGTCCCGCTGGTTTCGGCGGGTGCGGCAGTTCGGGCGGGGGCTGGTGCGGGGCGTGGCCCGGTTTCTGTGGAGATCCACAACGAAACCACGGTCAACGCTCCCGGGGCAGATCCCAATGCCGTTGCCGGCGCGGCGCGCAGAGGAACGGAGGCAACGCAGCGCCGCAGCATTGATCGCATGTCACGGATCCTTGGCGCCCCTGCTGGGGTCGAGGTTCCACCGTAAAGGGGTAGAGGATGAGCTTTGTTTCTTTGGTTTTTGGGTGGGGAGGCGGCAGCAGCATTGGCGTCATCCCCCTCGATGCGCTCATCAGCGAAACGACCGAGCTGGAAAGCCAAGCTACCAGCTACGCGGTGGAGGACGGCCCGCCTGTGACGGATCACATCGTGCAGGATTCCGAGCGCCTGGCCTTGGACGGCTGGGTGACCGCTGCGGAGGCGACGCTGCTGGGCGGACTGGGAAGGGGGCCGGCCGGCGCACCCTATTCGCTGGGCGCCGGGCGCCAGAAGCTGATCAGCGCCAAGGCGGCACTGCGCACGATTCATGCGGACCGCCTGCCCATCACCATCACCACCGGGCTGGATGTCTATGTGGACTTTGCCATGACCCGTTGCTCAATCGGGCGCAACAGCGATGGCGGCGACAAGTTCGCCATCACCGCTGAGTTCAGGAAGATCCGAAAGGTCACCTTGCGGCAAGCCGAAATACCGCCGGAGAAAACCAGCGGTAGTGCGACTGGAAAGGCGGGAAGCACCAAGACAAATGCCGGAAAGACGAGCGGCACCGAGGTTAGCGAAAGGCGACGCACGCAGGCAAGTAAGAACATCGAGTGGGGAAAATGATAGAAATTCCAATCCTGGACGCCAACGACAGCCTCACCGAGATCGAGCTGGAGGGTATCACCTACTTTTTGCACTTGGCTTGGAACAACCAGGCTGAGCTGTGGACGCTCTCGATCGAGAACGCCTACAACGAGGTAATCGTTTCGGGCATAGGCATGGTGCCGGATACGCCGCTTCTCGCCCGGTACCGGCATTTGCCAGTGCCACCTGGCGAGCTGGTCGCGCTGGCGCCGGACCGGCGCAACTCCATCAGCCGCGAAGCTCTACCGGCCGGTCAGGTGGCGCTTGTTTATGTTGAATCAGCGGAGATAGCGGATGGCACGGTTTGACCGGGTATATCGGCTGCAAGTGGGCAAACCGAACCAGAAGGGCGTGGAGATCGTCCAGCCCATGCGCATCACGTTCGACGTCGCCAAAAACGCCGCGGAGGAGCCGAACGAGCATGTGATCCGGGTCTACAACTTGGCCGAGGCCACGCGCCGGGCCCTGGAAGAGCCCGGACTCATGTGCGTCCTGTACGCCGGGTACGCGGAGGAGGGCGGCCCGCTTCTGATGGCCGCCGGAAGCGTGGTCTTCGCCTATACGAAGTTTGAGCAGCCCGACGTGGTGACGGAGCTTATCGTCAAAGACGGCTACGCGGAGGTTCGGGATACGGCGGTTTCTATCGGCCTCGGCCCAGGCGCCCAGGCCTCGTCCATCATCCGCGACATCGTACGGCAAATGGGCCTGCCTTTGATCATGGCCGACGATGTGCCGGACCGACGCTGGCAGCAGGGGTTTTCGTTCTATGGCGCCGCGCGTACAGCGCTGCATAAGGTGACCCAGGGAACGGGCCTCGAGTGGTCAATCCAGAACCAACAACTGCAGGTCGTCGCGCGCAAGGGCACGACACGCAGGCAAGCCGTGGTGCTGGCCGCGGACACCGGGTTGCTCGGGTATCCAGAGCGCACCCGCGAAGCGGCCCGGGAGAAGGCCAAGGTCAAGGACAAGACGACCGGCGACGACGTGAACATCGTAAGCGCGCGGCAGCAGCGTGACGGCTGGCGGGTTACGTCCCTCCTGCTGCCCACGCTGAACCCCGGCGACCTGGTCAAACTGGAAAGCCGGACGGTGGAAGCACTTTTGCGCATAGAGGCGTTGCGCAGCACGGGTGACAGTGCGGGCGGCGACTGGCAAACCGAGCTTGAGCTTGTCGACAGATACGCGCCGCCCAAGAAGAAGGAAAAGCCATGAATCAGAATCCGGTCTCTGCGCTTCGCGCGCTGATCGCTGGCGAACTGGCCGAGGTTTACACGACGCTCCCGGGTGTGGTGGTCTCCTATGACGGCACGTTCGTCACCGCGCGGCCGGCGCTGGCCAAGCGGCTGGCCAATGGCGAAGTGCTGCGCGCCCCTCAGATTGTCCGTGTGCCGGTCTGCTGGCCGGCGGGCGACGTGAACGGCGCGCAGGCGCTGATCTCCGTGCCGCTCAAGGCCGGTGATCCGATCAAGCTGTCTTTTTCGGCGCGGGCCCTGGAGAACTGGTTGGCTGGCAGCGACGGCCCACCGGATGACCCGCGCCAGTTCGACCTGTCCGATGCCTTTGCCACTTCGGTGGTGCGGCCGGGCACGGTGGCGGCCGATACCGAAAACGTCAGCATTCAGTACGGGCCGGCTTGGCTGAAGCTGTCGCCGGCCGGCGATCTGGCGTTCCTGGTCAAGGAATGGACGGTGAAGGCGGATCAGACCACCTTCAATTCGCCCGTGACGGTCAACGGCCCCTTCATCTACACGCAGGGGCTGTCGGGGGAAGGCGGCGAGGGCGGCCCCTCGATGCGCGTGCGCGGTGGCGTTGCCTTCGAAGGTGGGCAGCTGACCCACGACGGCAAGAATGTCGGCAGCACCCACCGCCACCGCGACAGCATGGGCGGCGAAGTTGGAGACCCCTACTAATGACCTTGGACCTCGCACTCGCCAATGACGGCGATCTTGCCCTGGACCTGTTGGGGCGCACGCGAATGATCGGCGGGGCGGACCGTGTGCGCCAGCAGGTCAAGGTCACCTTGCTCGCCTTCTTGGGCGAATGGTTCCTAGACACGACCTTCGGGGTGCCCTACTTCGAAGAGGTCCTGGTCAAAAACCCGGATCGCTCCGCTATCGAGGCAGTCCTGCGATCTCGGATTTTGGACGTGCCGGGCGTGACGCGAGTGGGCCGCCTGGCGCTCGACGTTGAGCGAACGCTGCGCGCGCTGAGGGTGAGCTTCGAAGCCGAAACCACCGAAGGCTTGGCCAGCGACGTTGTGACCATACAGCTCGCCTAAATTCAATTTATTCAAGAGGTTAGTTATGGCCTACGGTGTAACGCCGGACGGGTTCGTGCGCATGCGCCTGCCTGAAATTCGTCAGGAGATCATCGCGGACCTGCGCGCGCGGCTGCTGGCCGCGGGAGTCAGCGAGTCCGTGGAGACGCGCCCGGACAGCATCACCGGGTTGCTTATCGATACCTTTGCCGAGCGTGAGGCGGCTCTGTGGGAGCAGGCAGAGGGGGTGTACCTGTCCATGTACCCGGGCTCGGCCAGCGGCGTCTCCTTGGACCGGTCGGTGTCCTTTACGGGCGTCACGCGGCTGACCGATGAGCGTTCCCGTGCCTACGTGGTGCTCTATGGCGCCAGCGGTACCTCGGTTCTGGCCGGCGCGCTGATTCGTCACCGGGTCAGCCAGAACCTATGGGCGCTGGATGGACCGGTGCAGATCCTCCCCGGAGCTGCCGCGGACATCACGCTCCAGCCTGAGGTGCACGCGGGGGCGCTGTACTCGGTCACCGTCGACGGTACTGCCTACTCGTACACATCGGCGGCAGTCACAAACCTGCCGGCAATCCTTGCCGGCCTGGTCGCGGCGCTGGCGCCCAGCGGGTTGGGGGTGTCGAGCGATGGCGCGACTGTGCGCGCCCACACCGACGGCCGCGTCGCTGCAGCGGTAACGTGGACAGCGAACCTGACACTGGTGCGGCTCGGCTCACCTGGGTTGGCCCTTTCCGACGTGGCGTCGAGTGAGGCCGCCGCGGTGGGTGATCTCAACGGCATTGTGACGGCCGTGGACGGCTGGCAGGGGGTCGAAAACATACAGGCCGGCACCGCGGGCAGGTTGGCCGAGAACGACGCGGAACTGCGGGCTCGCTACCCGTCAGGCCTGTTCCGCCTCGGGGCCGCTACGCTGCCCAGTATCGCCCCGAACGTGCGGGACCGCGTGGCCGGCGTGCGAGCACTGAAGGTGTTCCGTAACGATACCGATGAGGTGGACGCCGCCGGAAGGCTGCCGCATAGCATTCATGTCGTGATCGATGGGGGCCTCGATGACGAGGTGGCCCAGGCAATCTTCCGGACGAAGGCCGGCGGTATCGATACCAATGGAGCAGTCGAGGCCGTCGTCACTGATGACGAGGGTGCGCAGCACCCGATCCGCTTTGATCGTTCTGAGCGCGTCTACGTGTGGGTGTCCTGCAAGGTGACGCTGTTGCCAGTCTCGGAGGAAGCGTTTCCGCCGGAGGGCTTCGACGACATCAAGGACAACCTGGCCGCGGTGGGGGCCGGCTTCTCGATTGGCGCCGACGTCATCCGCCAGCGGCTGTTCGGCGCGATCTACAAGACCCCTGGCATCAAGTCGGTGGATCTGCTGCTGGCTTCTTCGACCGACTCGGCTTTCGTGCCGGGACCCGGCGATTTCTCGCTGTTGAACATCGAGATCGGGGATACCCAGACGGCGGCATTCGACCGTTCACGCATTGAGGTGACCTGATGGATCTCCAACAAGATCATGCGGGCATCGCCTGGGGCCACTGGCTGGGGCAGTTTCAGTCCAAGCCGCGGCTCCAGGCGCTCGTCAGGGCGCTGCTCAAGCCTGCCGTTGGGCTGCAGGGCGCGCTGCGGGATATGTACGAGCAGCGATGGCTGGACACGGCGGTCGGCGCGCAGTTGGATGGTATCGGCGAGATCGTGGGGCTACCTCGCACCATTGATGACGCCGTGTATGTCCGATTCTTCGGGTTCAACGGCCAGCCGAATGTTGGCGGCTTCGGAGAAGCCCGCCTGCGCCGTACCAACGAGCGTGCGGTTGGGGGATCGACCAGACTTCTGGACCCCGAGTATCGCAAGCTCCTCTACTGGAAGATCGCGCTCAATAACGGCCACGGCACGACCCCCGAGATATCGACGGCCTTAAAGCCCATCTTTGAAGTGTCGCGCGTGATCGTTCAGGACGTGGGGAACGCGAAGATCCGGGTCTGGGTCAGCCGGATTCCTGGGCCGAATGATCCCCTTATGACGAATCCGCGCAAGTGGGTGCCCCAGGCCGCGGGCGTGGGCGTGCAGATTATTTCCGGCTCGACGGAACGGCCCTTCGGCTTCCGCGGGCAGGGCTTCTTTGGTTTTGGCGTCGGCGTGCTGGCGCGAAGGATTCAATAAATGGCTGATCCTACTTTCTTCGATCTGTTCGAAACCCCCTGGGCGGAAGCCGGCACCGTGGACGTGATGACGCTGCCGCAATACCGGACGGGCTGGGCGTTCATCGGCTCGCTGCCTCCCACCGTTGAGCAGTTCAACAAAGTTCAGCAGCTCACCGACGAAAAACTCGGCTGGCTCTTCAAACAGATCTCGACTGTGGCGAATTCCGTCAGTGAGCGGCCATTGAGTGCCGAAACCACCGACAGCCTTGCCTATGCGCTGCAGAATCTCGATGCGTCTTGGCTGGCTAAGGGGACTGTGCCGGCGGAACGATTGGCCGGAGAGGCCGACCAACTCACAGCCGGGAAGGCAAAAGCCTGGGCGCAGGCCCGTTCGCTGAAGTCAGATCCAGCCGGGGACGCCACTTTCGCGGAAGTGTCGGTAAATGGGGACTCGGATATTACGTTGGACATCGGGGTGCGCGGCGCTTCCGAAAGTCACCGAGGTATTCTGCGATTGGCTACGGACTTGGAAGTCAACGCCGGCAGCGATTTTGATACTGCTGTTTCGCCGGGAAACCTAAATCAGCGGACAGCCCGTGTGGATCGAGCGGGCCTTATCCAGCTCGCCAGTGCCGCTGAAGTCCAAGCCGGAGAGGACGCTAGCAAGGCGGTTACGTCGATGGGGCTGGCTTTGTTGACGGCCACACCGGGACGCCGCGGACTCGTCGAACTGGCAACGGATGCCGAGACTGCCGAAGGGATCGATTTTCAGCGTGCTGTCACGCCCGGCGCGCTGTCAGCGCGAAACGCCACCGATGTGCGTACCGGACTGATAAAAATCGCGAACACGGCGCTGGCGCAGGCGCTTTCTGACGACGCGTGCGCGATCACGGCCAAGAAGCTTGCGGACGCATTTAAGGGGCCAAATTGGTCTCCATTGAGTCCGGGGTTCTTCCGGCTGCCCAGCGGCATGTTGGTGCAATTTGGCTCTGCCTCCGGCTTCAATAGTTACACGATCGCCTTTCCGTTCGCCTTTCCGAACGGGCCGTTGATCGCCCCATTGGCGGTTTGCATTGGCGGTGAGGACTATGACGCACCAAATGCCGCATGGGCGGAAGCGTCCAACTTTCCTACCAAGACCGGGGCAAAGATCTTCGTTTACAAACCGGGAGCTACGGGCGGCGCTGTCAGTACGGTTCGTGCAATCTGCTGGCTATGCGTAGGCACTTAAAGGTACTGATATGCAAATTCTCTATTCAGCCTCCACTGGAGGCTTCTACACACCCGCTCTTCACGGGGAGGGTATCCCAGCAGACGCGTTGGTGCTTGAAAGGGGCGAGACCGAGCACGGCGAATTGCTGGCGGGCACGACTATCGGACGCGTGATCGTCGCGGACGAACGCGGCTATCCCATGCTGCAGGATCGACCGCCCGAAACGGACGAAGCGCTGCGGTCGCGCGCTCTGGCCGAGCGGGACACATTCTTGGCCGAGGCCGCCATCCGAATCGCGCCGCTTCAGGATGCCGTGGACGTCGGTGAGGCGACGAGCCAGGAGGAAGCCACGCTGACTGCTTGGAAGCGCTACCGCGTCGCGCTCAATCGCATTGAGCAGGCCCCGGGCTTTCCACGCGATTTCGCGTGGCCGGAACGACCCGGCCAAGCTGCATAGTCCGCCCGCTTCGGCGGGCTTTTTTTCGTCTATAGGGGACGTGATTGAACATCCAAGATTTCGACGCTTTCGCGGCAAAGCTGGCCGGCGTAATCGGCGCGATGGTTTCCATGCGGTTTCTGCAGGGATCCCGGACCGCCAAGGCCAGCATGGCGGCTACCGGGGCGGTCTTGGCTTACTACGGTTCGCCATGGCTCGCGCAGTTTCTCGGTATTCCCGAGGGCCTGTCGGGTTTTCTCTGCGGATTCCTGGGTATGGCGGTCATGTCGCGCATGTGGCAGGCCGTTCAAGAGGCTCCGATCGGGGCCTTGTGGCAAGCACTCATTGACCGCGTGCGCGGCAAAGGGGCGTGACATGGACAGCACCATCTATCTCACCTTGTGGGCCGTGCTGGCGTTCGTGTGCTGGCTGGTAGTGGCCGGCGGCGCGGCGCTGGCTGTCTTTGCCCGGGCGATCAAGGACACAACTCTGGAGCGAATCGGCCTGTCCGCGGTGTGCCTGACGGCGACCGGCGCGGCTTGCCGCATTTTCGTCGCCGGCTGGGCGAGCGCTGGAGATGCCGCGCTCGCGGTTTCTGCCGCCTTCTACGTCGCTGCGGTGACTGTCAAACTCATTCGGAGCCCAAAGCAATGAGCCAGTTTCAGCTTTCCCAGCGCAGCCTGACGCGTCTGGTTGGCGTGCACCCCGACCTGGTCGCTGTCGTGAAGCTGGCGATTCAGCGCACGGCCGTGGATTTCACTGTGGTGGAAGGCGTGCGCACGGTTGCGCAGCAGCGCGAGTATGTCGCCCGGGGTGCTAGCCAGACGATGGCCAGCTACCACTTGCCTCAGACGGACGGACTTGGCCACGCCGTTGACTTGGTGCCGCTGGTGAGCGGATCGATTCCGTGGAACAACTGGCAGGCATTCGCCGACCTGGCCGCGGTGGTCAAGGCCTGCGCCGCGGAGCTGGGCGTACCGGTGGAGTGGGGTGGGGACTGGAAGTCGTTCAAGGACGGCCCGCACTTCCAGATTCCGCGCGACTGGAAGGGGCGGGCATGAGCCCGCTGCTGCGCGCCGCCGTGCCCTACGTAGTTGGCGCGGCCCTGGTGGTGGTCGCCATCTTAGGCGTGCGCTGGTATGGCGCCAGCCAGTTCCGTGCCGGTGGAGATGCCCGGCAGGCTGAAATCGAAAAGCGCCAAGTCGCCATCGAGCGCGCCTGGCAGGAGGAAAAGGATCGTGCTGATGCCAACTACCGCGGCGCTGTCCAGGCGCGAGAGACTGCTGAAAGGACTGTTGTCGCTCAGCGTGGCCGCATTAATGGGTTGCTCCGCCAACTTGCCGAACGGCGTGCCGACGCTACCGGCACCGGCGGCGGACCTGATGCAACCGGCCCCGACTGGATCGGAATTATTGGATCGTGTGTCGGCCGATATGAGCAACTGGGAAAAGATGCTGCGAGATGGGCCGACCAAGTGAACGGCCTGCAGAGCTTTATCAATGCTCTGGGTATCGATTCCTCTAAATTAGGCGAGCCAAA